ATATGCACCTCTTGTAGGAGCAGCAGTAACTGCCGTAGTTGGTGCTGGAGGCAGTATAGTATCTGTTGGACTGGGAACTACTGATAATCTTGGTTCTGGATATAATGGTATTGTTTCAATAGGAGTTTCAGTATATCAAAGTGGTCATATTGGAGATACTGCAATCATAACTGCATCAGTTGGAGCAGGAGGAACACTTTCCTTTACTGTTGGTGCAGGCGGAACTGGATACACAAATCCTAAAGTATTCGTATCAGAACCATCTTATGAAAATTTAAGCGTAACCGGCGTATCCAGATTAGGAGTTGGAACAACAACATCTACTGGAATAGGTCTTTTACTCAACGTTGAAGTTGGTGCAAGTTCTACAACTGGAATAGGATCAACATATTTTGAAGTTTCTAGATTTAGTATTTCTAGACAAGGTTACTCATTCAGAAGAGGAGATGTATTTAAACCAGTTGGATTAGTGACTGCTAAAGGATTGGCATCTCCATTATCAGAGTTCCGGTTGACTGTGGTTGATACATTTTCAGATTCCTTTGCTGCTTGGCAGTTTGGAGAGTTTGATTATATAGATTCGATAAAAAATTATCAGGATGGAGTAAGAACAAGATTCCCATTATTCTATAATAATGAATTATTAAGTTTTGAATCTCTGGAAGGTTCTCAGGTAAATCTTGCAAATGCACTACTAATTGTTATAAATGGAGTAATTCAGGATCCTGGAGTTGCATATGAATTTGAAGGTGGAACTAGTTTTGTATTTACAACTGCTCCAAGACCTGAGGATAATGTTGCAATTTTCTTCTATAAGGGTACTGATGGTGATGATGTTGTTGTAAATGATACGATTAATGAAACTCTAAAAAGAGGTGACACTGTACAAGTTCTTAAGAATAATTCAATTTTCGGAACAATCACACAAGATAAGAGAACAATATTTGATTTATCATTCTCTGATAAGTTTGAAACAAATTTATATTCAAACCAAGGCGTTGACTCTCAAAATAATAAACCATTAAGTTGGATTAAACAAAAAATTGATAGGAAAATTAACGGAGAAGATGTTTACAAAACTAGAGATTCTATTGAGTCTTTAATTTATCCAACTGCTAAAATTATAAAAGATTTTTCAACGACATCTGATGAAATATTTGTAGACAACGCAGAATTCTTTAATTATGATTTAACAGCACCAGAAAAATTTGATGCTTTAATTTTTTCTGGAGTTGCTGATCCAGTATCTGCTGGAGTAACTGCAATAGTTTCTATTGCAGGGACAATTCAATCTCTATCAATTACTAACCCCGGAAGTGGATACACTGGAGCATCAGTTACTGTTAAGATTGCTGCACCATCAACAGTTGGCATTTTGACTTCATTGCCTATGGGTGGTATTGGTATTGGGTCTACTGCAACCGCAACTATTGCAGTCTCTGCTACAGGATCTCTAACAACTCCAATTACAATTATAAATCCCGGATTGGGTTACAGTGTTGGGAGACCACCAGAAGTTATTGTTCCACTTCCAGATCCAATATATGAAAATATTACAAATATTTCTCTAGTAAATGGATTCTCCGGAACTATTATTGGAATTGGAACCACGACAGGTAGTGGTGGAAATCCACTGGCACTTAGATTCCATTTAAATTCTCCATCATTTGCAGGTTTATCAACTGGATATCCAATTTATATCTTTGATACAAGAGTTGGAAACGGAGTAACTTCTATTGATACTTCAGATTTTTCGATAGTTGGAATTGGAACAACTTTTGTAGATAATATTTACTATGTTCATCAGTTCTCGTCTAGTGATACTGTTGGAATTATTACTTGTAATATACTATCAACTACATCTACTGTTGGATTAGTATCTATCGGAAGTACATCAAATCCTGTTGGTAAATACTCTTGGGGTAGAATGTCTGGATTTAGTAGATCAAGTTCTCCAATTTCAATAGGAGTAACCGGAAATACTGTGGATGTTGGATTAACAACCTTTGCAACTATTCAACGAAGAGGAATTGGAATTAGACAAACTGGAGCACTTCCAAAACTTTTATAAATACTTAAAAAAAAATATTAATATGGCGGCAATAGTAACTGATCAATTTAGAATATTAAATGCAAGCAATTTTATAGATTCTGTAACTGGCGGCAACGATTCTTACTATGTTTTCTTGGGTTTAGATAATCCGGCACAAATTGGATTCGGAAGAACTACTAATTGGAATACTAATATCCCAAGTCCAACAGATAATTTAGAATATTTAAGTCATTACAGAGACACATCTTTATTTGGTAAAAAAATTACATCTAGTAATATTAGGAGACTTATAAGAAAAGTTACTTGGACTTCTAATACATCTTATGAGATGTATAGGCACGATTATAGCATTCAAAACCCAACACCAAATTCAAATTCAAGTAGATTGTATGATTCAAATTATTATGTAATTAATAGTGATTTTAGAGTTTATATTTGTATAGATAATGGTTCTTCTGGAACTAATTTGAAGGGTGGTAAATCACAAGATGAACCCACATTTACAGATTTAGAACCTTCGGCAGCAGGAACAAGTGGGGATGGATATATTTGGAAATACCTATTTTCAGTTTCCCCCAGTGATATTATAAAGTTTGATTCAACAGAATATGTTGTAGTTCCTAACGATTGGGCAACTTCAACAGATTCTCAAATTATAAGTGTAAGAGAAAATGGAAATTCTGGACCAACAAATCCAAATCAAATTAAAAAAGTATATATTGAAAATGGGGGGACTGATATTTATAAATCCGGTCCTGTTGATATTATAGGTGATGGATTTGGAGGTAGAGTATATATCACTGCAGTTAGTGGAAAAATTACCGAAACTCAAGTGGTTGCGGGTGGTTATGGGTACACTTGGGGAATCGTTGACTTGGGACCTCTTCGTGAGTCAAATATACCATCTGGATCCGCCGCTAAACTAATACCAATCATTCCACCGTCAAAAGGACACGGTTATGACATTTACACAGAATTAGGAACAGATAAAGTATTGGTATATGCCAGATTTGATGACTCAACAAAAGATTTTCCAACAGATACCAAATTTTCTCAAGTTGGAATTATAAAGAATCCAACTACTTTTTCTTCAGATACTGTTATTTTTACAGAAAATCAATATTCATCTTTAGGAGCAATTAAATTAGATCCTGAGTTTGATGACAATCCTGGTATCGGAGAAGAAATTACCCAAACTGTGACTAATGGAACTGCAAGAGGTTATATTGCATCATATGATAGTGAAACTAAAGTCTTAAAATATTTTCAAGATAGATCTTTATATTTTGGAAATAGTTTAGATCAAACTGATCGTACAGATCACTCTAGAGTTTATAATTTCGAATCTACTGGAGGATCAATTATTTCAACTGGAGCATTTCCATTTACAGTATCTATTGCTAGTACTTTCGGGACTCCCACCCCAACAAATAAAGTTACAGTTGGAGGTAAAGTTATAGATTTGGGAGTAACTTTCACTGCAGGTCTTGCAAATCCAGAGATAAATAAAAAGACAGGAGATATAATTTATATCGATAATAGACCCCTGGTAACAAGAGACATCAGACAAAAAGAAGACATTAAAATTATCCTGGAATTCTAACCGAAAATGGCACAAAAAACAGATTTAAACATCAGTCCATATTATGATGACTTTGATTCTGAAAAGAATTTTTATAAAGTCTTGTTTAAACCAGGATATCCAGTACAGGCAAGAGAATTAACAACTCTTCAATCTATCTTACAGGATCAGGTAAAATCTTTCGGAAGTCATATATTTAAAGAAGGATCAGTAGTTATTCCTGGAAATATTGCCTATGATGGAAATTTTAATTCTGTAAAACTCAATCCAACTAATTTTGGAGTTGATATTTCTCTTTATATTAATAATTTTATCGGTAAAAAAATAGTAGGGCAAATATCAGGAACAACGGCAATAATTCAATTTGTTTCTCTCCCCGATGGTGGAAATGTAGAAGATTTAACAATATATGTAAAATATTTGGATTCTGATAATAATTTTCAGTTTAATCCATTTGAAGATGGAGAATCATTAATTGCAGAAGAAAATATAACTTATGGCAATACTACCATTAATGCAGGAACTCCATTTGCATCACTAATATCGTTAAATGCAACATCTGTAGGTTCTTCTGCATCTATTGGTGATGGTGTTTATTTCATTAGAGGTTATTTTGTTAATGTATCCAAACAAACCATAATTTTAGACAATTATACAAATACACCTTCATATAGAGTTGGATTAAAAATTGACGAATTAATTCTCAGTGCTGGGGACGACAGTTCATTATATGATCCATCTAAGGGATTTACAAACTATGCAGCACCTGGAGCAGACAGATTTAAGATTAATTTAACGCTAACGAAAAAATTAATATCGGACCTTAATGATACTGATTTTGTTGAACTTTTGAGAGTTGAAAATGGAAAAATTAAAATAATTGAACAAAAAAGTCAATATAATATAATTAAAGATTATATGGCAGAAAGAACTTATGATGAATCTGGTGATTATACAGTTGAACCTTTTAATTTATCGGTAAACAATTCTTTAAATGATAGATTGGGTAATAATGGTTTATTTTTCAATACTGAAACCACAGAACAAAAAAACACACCATCAGAAGACTTGATGTGTTTGAAAATATCTCCAGGAAAGGCTTATGTTCGGGGATATGATATAGAAAAAATTTCAACAACAATTATTGATGTTCCTAAACCAAGAGATACGGCAAGAGTAGATAATATAAGTGTTCCCTTTGAAATGGGAAATATTATAAAAGTTAATACAGTATCTGGAACTCCAAAACAAAAACTTACAATAGATTTATTGGATCAATTT